CGGCATAATACATTCCGAAGATCACAACAGATTCGTCTGAGACATCACTTGACACTACCAAATAGTACAACTCTGGGTTTCTGAATCATGCATACATTTCATTTATAACAGTCAAAGCACTTAACTCAATAGGTAGGTCTAAGTGGTTCACTCCAAACATGTTTTTTATTGGGAAAACCATGTCCAGAACGCCCATGTTTTCCATCATCAGATACACACTAGTAATCTTTGACACATTTGAACTAGAATCTTCTATGAAATCATATTCCTTCATCTTTCCGACTGTGTCTAACCATCCCTTCAAGTATCTGATGATAGGTCTGGCAGTCTCCAAGTTTCCATCAACAGTATGGCCTGTCACAACAGATTTAAGAGCAGAATCCTTTCCATCTATTATTTTCCCATATGTATCCTCCATGGTTTTCTTGAACATATCATCTATGGTGTCAAGTATCTTTCTCCCACCTGATTCAATAACAGAATTGCTATCCTCATCAATTTCAAAAATCTGATCAAAGGTCATATCCCCCATCATGGAGTCAAAGATGTTGTTCAAGGCAGCAGCTGCAGATAAGTCAATGACATTGCCAGTGGAGTCCCCTAGTGTAACCTCAGGTATTGGCGTTGAGACTTCATTTCTGTCTGGATTATCATCATCTATCTTTAATGTCTGAACAACTTCAATATCAGAATCTGAATCTGATTCCATTACAAATTCTTCCCTTGTTGCGACCTCTAGTTCCGTATCAAAATAGGGTTGGGATCTCCTTATATCAGCCTCCACTGCTTTATCTTTCTCTCTCATAACCTCATAATCTCTGTCATCCGCATCTGATTCAAAGTTGGTTGTTTCAGTAGCTCCCTTTGTCAAATAGGCAGGTGTTATGATTTCGTCCTCATGATCATCTGGGATTACCACAGCCTCTCCTATTGCGCCGAGGGTTATCATTTCATCATTGTCAGACTCCCCAGAAAGCTCTTCTGAATCATAATTGACTCTCTCACCAGTTATGCGTCTCGAAAAGAATGTGTGATTTGTTTCCCTTCTCTTGCCTAAATTCAATAGCGATGTTGTGAACCTATGCGAGCTAAAGTGCACCCCAATTTCCCTATTATTCACTAACATAGTTCTGACAATATCCATCTGATCACTTGTTATAACCTTCATGCCTTTCGACTTCATAAACCTTTCGATTGCTGTATCTTCAGTGGAAGCTGTTGTTTCAACAAGAATGTAATCAATTATTTGTCTCATGACTGGTTTCCTTGCAAGCGACAATTTGTTAAAGTTTCTAGTTTCTTTCATCAAATTTACATAGAACTTTGTGGCAGCTTTGAAATCCATATCTGTCAGTTGAACCCTTGGTTTCATGAAAGAGACATCATTAGGCATTAGGTAAGTGACAGGAAATTCAAAATCATTAAACCCAAGCATTACAGTTAAGGATTCTGAGCTGGTTCTCATATGGAGATTTGTTGAGGGAGTCATAAAAATAAACCTAAATTTGTCCTTTTCATTTACTGTTCGCCTGTAACCACTGAATCTCAGACTTGATGAGGAAGACGAGTCAATGTTGTACCACTTACCTGCCTCGGCGTGCGTGACTGAGTTGATACCATGACACAGATTGTTTAACCATACATCATTCTTTCCTGATTGTGACATCTCAGCTTTGGGCGTTGCTCTATTTATATTGTCCCTGAAAATGAATGTGTGCTCATATGATGTTGTCAATCTCCCATTGGTATTGGTAAGTTTTGTCCTTATGAAATGCGTGGAGGGTGATGATCTGCATGTGACTTTCAGATACTGATGCTTAGGGTTTCTCATGAACACATTTTTTTCCACATAGTAATCATGAGCGAATGTGAGTCTGCCCTTTATAAAGTTTGATATTGTATCTCTGTCCATGGAAAAGCACACCTTTGCTGACATCCAATTCTTAATGGTGTTCACAAACCCGCTCTTATTGCTTGTGGAAATTAAAACTGTCTTCATTGGTAATCTACTATCCCCTATCTCAAACATGTCCCTACTGGTAATGATCCCCCTAGATGTAGAAATTCCCACAAGCGTTGAGTTGTCCTCTTTGCCTGCCAATACAGTTTCTGCTAAGTGTCTCTCTCTGGCTTCAGATAATTTTAGCAATTCCTGATACCATCTCGTGTAGGCATAGGGTCTGGATCTCTCTTCACTCATGTCTAGGGTTCCTGATGTCACTATGCCCATCCTTTCAGTAAACTTGTTTCTCAAAATATCCATACACAACTGCCTCATGTCATCCACATTGTTTGGGATAATCATTTTCGTATCACGTCTGACAAACTTGTTGTACAAAGAAACTGCATTATCTGCAAACACGATAGTGTCCAACAATCCCACTGGCTCTCTGGGTTCTGGAATCATTATTGCATCATATGCGTTCTTTGATCTCCTAAACTCATTGATTAGCTTTCTTGATTTGGAACCGGACATGGCTTTGATAATGGCCAAGAAATAAGCATCAGAATCGCTGGCGCTTTGCCCTCTCAAAGTGATAGTCTGAATGGAAGGTGATGTCACAGATGATCTGAAACTCTCTGCCTCTTGCTCTCTCAAAAACTCCATGAGTGACTTTGCGTCTGTCAATCTGACTGTCAATTGAGTTTCCATAACCTCAAACTCTGCATGTTTGACACACCTTCTGAATGCTATTTCAAGTTCCACTGAGGCAGCTGCAAGGTTAAGGGAAATGAACTTATCTCTGATCATCCTATGGGAAATCTTGCTGCCTGCACCACCGAGAGTGGGAGCCATTGGGGAATTCTCTGACACAATGAAACAGTTTCTGTCATACGATACCCATGGTTCAGCCATTCTGATATAGAAACTATTAACCCCAAGGCTTGTGTCAAGAGTGTTCACACTGGTATTCCGAAAGATGGTGAATAGGAAATCGGGTCCAATTGATGACTTCCTATCTATGTTCACAAATTCTTCAGGTATGATCCACTTTGAGATCCCATGTCTCCTTTCAAACACAGATAACTTTCTGTCTGTCCTAACTGTCTGGAATAACCCAAATGGTCCAGTGCCCTTAAAGATAGTCACATTGTCTGTGGCATAGGATGCTTTTACCTTGTCAGATCCAGACCTAGCAAACTCAGATAAGGCTATTCTCTCAGGGGGACACAGTAGTGTATTGGTAACTAGTCTTGAATAGTGTTCAGGTGATAGAATGTGACTGGATCTGAGATACAAATTGGAAATGCCACCGGAAATTATTGTGCTTATGGGTTCTATGACAGGAAAGCCACCCAGTTCCACTGGCTTATAGTAATTGTCAGACTTTGCAAAATCCCATCTCAACCACTGTTCTGTGTGCATTACAAAATTCATTATTGTTATTATGTAAGTTCCCATATAAGACCCGCCTGATGCTAAGTAATTTGCAGATGATGACATTATTGTTAAGAAATCTTCTACATGATTTATTCCATTTCCTACATCCAATTTTGATATCCTTTGCTTCAAGCTAGGCGTTGCCATTCTCCCTTTCTTATAGAAATTTGAGTTCAATTCTGCTATGTGAAAATTAAAGGCTGACTTAGGGTTACTCCTCACAATATTGAACAAATTCCCAACTCGCAGACCCACACAGTGTGCCATTTTCACTTGCTCAATGACATCCACTCCTTTTGGGAACCTAATTATCCCTTCCGCGTCATCAGAGGTTGTGAATGAGTGATATCTAATTGATGAGTCTATTAAGTTCACAACATGAATGACTGACTTTGCTTTAAATGCATGGGCCACTGATGAAGTATCATGATAGATTCCTTGACACATTCCCATTGCCAGTGTCTCTTCAAATATTTTGTTGTCCATCTTTGACGCACACCTGTCAATAAACTTTTGCACTGGCTCTGAGTTTGAGTGTCTGATTTTCTTAGTTAGGATCAAATTGATAAGTGGTTCAGGAAATTTTGCTTTTTTGTCAAATGTTTTGTCAAACACTTTGATCACCATTCTCATAAGCCCTGGCTCTTTCTTAAGCAATGGCATTAGCATATAGGAAAAGAAATTCATGTTGTGATTGGGTCCCCATCTCTTTTGGTCTGAGTTATCAAAACAGCACGAGCCAGCCTCTGTCGAAGCTTCTTTGAATGCATCTTTTATAGCATCTTCCACAATCTTGTCCTTGTTTGGTTTGTGAACCACATCAGTATCACCTACAACACTAGATAACTCTCTGGCTATGGTTTCAACAAAGAGTCCGCCCATCCTAAAGACAACATTAAGCACACTGATTTCCCTATGGCCTTTCTGATCCTTATCTGTAAGCCTGTACCTATATGAATCAGTGACTAGACAGAATTGCATCAATACAAACATAAATATGGAAAAAGACTTTGTGTCAGCAGACATCTGATCAAAAAGGTTAGCAGCACCCAGAACTGATTTATTAACTGATTTAGGATCTAGGTTGTAACAGCGAATGATTTCCTCAAGTATTGATGATGCTGCTCTGATTCCCTGTCCGGACTCAACTGCTGGTCCCTTGTCCATACTCCCTCTCATTGTGCATGCCTCAATTGGTCCGAATGATAATTTATGGTAGACATTGTCAAGCACTGCATCAGGGACATCTGAATTGTATAGCACTGAGCCCATGATGTAGGTCATACTTCCGCAATACCTTTTCGATTCAATTTTGGCAAGTGTCAGGTTATACTCTGTCTCTTCAGTTACAAAATTCTCTGACAGAATGTAATCCAGTGCAGCTGTTTCTGAAGCAACCATTGCATTTGCTAAATTTGGACTCAAACCAGAAACAGCATTCTCATCCTCTGTCACTCTCGATCTGTATATGTCTAACTCATCCAGAATCTCATTGTAACATATAGCAGTCGATACTTCATGAAATGCCCTGAACTTGTTATAAATGTTGCAAACATACATGGATGATACTGTCTGAGAGAAACTCTGACTTGGAAACATAGTGTGAGGGAATGCCACAGACAATTCTTTAGTCTTATCATTTTCTATTCTTGGTAGCTGTTTCATTGCACTCAATATGTTCAGACATGCAGCCATCTTGAAAGCCCTAAGCAAAAACAGATTCTCCCACGAATGCCTAGTGAACATGAATGTTGTTTTGTCAGCAATATCGGATGCCGAACCCCCATAGCCTATGGCAGACATGTAGAAATACCTAACCTGTTCTGTGGCCTGAGCAAATTGATCCCTGTTAACCAGTGCATGTAGGGCAGAGTCTAATATTATCTGTGGTGTTTTCCCTGATTCAATTGATCCCTGAGTCATATTGTTTTCAATTTCCCATGTTGCAAAGGATGAGATTATCATAGGCATTTTCAAATTCTGGGAGAGTATCATAGGGTCTGTTGAATAGAACTTGCTAAAAAAAATGCCATTTGTTACGGTTCCATCCATCCTGACCCTTCTCTTACTTGTTGACCTTTCAAGTCTGGAAATCACACTGTAATTTGTTTTGGAAAAACTGTCCAATGTTGAACTCATTTTGACAATTGTGATCGATTCATATGAACCATTGACTCCCACATAGTATTCTGATTGCCCTGGCGATACCTTAAGCGAAGCAAGAATTGATTTGTTGACCTCATAGTAATGCGATAAACAACTGCCCAAGTACATCTTTTCCATCATGGCGACATAATTATCAAACATTGCGCATGTTGTTCTGCCCATGTTTTCCAAATCATTTGACGCCAATGCAGAGATTGTTTGCATCTTTTTCCAAATGGAATCCTTTGGTTGTTCGAGACTTATAGAAGTAAAAGAATTGTGATCCTCAGAGTAATCCTCAATTGAACCAGATATCAACGCCTCAACTTGCTCATCCATGCTTAAATCTGTTGTTTCAAAAAAATGTCTGTCTTTATTATCTTGTTCCCCAGTCAGTGCTCTTCTCAATTTTTCATCCACGTAGGCTGGATTAAACTTTATGGCAAACACATGCCCTTTCTTTTGCTTTACGCATGCCTTATACTTTAAGAGGACTGGAAGTGTTTCATCTTTAGGACTGCAAGGGAAGTCAGGTAAAAAGCTCAGATTGTCAGAGTCATCAATTGCAACTACACTCTCTGTCATTGTAGCAGCATGCAGTGTCTTACATAGCCAGTTATCCTCTAGCTTTGCCAGATTGGATTGCAGATCTCTGGACTCAAACACAACAGCTCCCTCTATTGGTACAAGTTTCTTAAGTTTGTGGGACTTCTTTGACAAATCATATAAGGATTCAAAATATGGAAAGCGTTTGGGGTCCAATTCGTATAGCTCTTTGAGGAAGGCAAGAGAATCCTTATCCCTATGTGTTTGCACAAGTTCAGCCGCCCTTGATACCACATCCTCAGTGAAAGAGTAATCCTTGTAGTCCCCTGGAGCTTGTGAATTATCCATGAATGAAATGTGTTCTGTAGTGAGTACATAAACCTTTTCCATTTGTGCTAATACTTTGTCTATGGTTTGCTTATCTTGACGAGAAACCATGTCCATAATCTTTAACCCCAAGGTGCCTGGTTCATTTGACTCAAAGGAAGTCTGAATGTCTACCTTCAGCGATTTCTTTTCGAATACCTGAACATATGCTGTTGAGTTTTCGTATCCTGCTGATGCTATGTTTGACTCTATTATATCATATTTGGTTCTGATAAGTTCATAGTTTCCAGTGGATGTAAAATCAATGAAAACAAGTGTTGAAGTCCCTGTCGCATGAATAACCAAATCGCAGTCGAATCTGATATTCTTATTAGAACCCTCAATAGATACCACAGAGTAATTTGACACTTTAGCAATGGGCTGACCTGAAACTATCATGGAATACATTGCGTATAAGTGTGACATTCTGGAAATCAGATTCTGATCTGGAACCAATCTCAGTCTGCAGGCTAAATCAGATGGTAATGTGAGAACAAATTTGGAGTACGTGGCATGATCGATCACTGTTTTCCCTATAACTTCTGAAAATGCTGCATCAATCTTTCTCAGATACTCTTCTGTTCTGTTTTCACTATAGTCCGACCCTGATGATGACAATACTACTCTGATGTTCTCATTGGGAGTGGCTCTGGTTCCGATATCCATTTCCATTTTTGAATTGTGTACCGTTTTAATGATCGTTGAGTCTGAGGTTTTGCGTATGTATTATGCCGG